CCAGCTGGAAGGATTCCAAGAACAGTTTGCACTGCTTCTAGTGCGTCATTAAGGTTGGCGTGTTGCTCTGCGTGAGGAACTACTCCAGAACTTAAACTATCTGTTGCTGTAGGATTAATAAAATTGTCTAGAGAACTTGGATAACTAGTTGCCATATTGCGTACCTTTATAAAGATATAATCTTATTTGAGCCATTGCTCCAGTTTATAGTAATGTTTGTTGCTGAATTAATACCTGCAAAAGGTATACCGGTTGCAGTATCAATATATGCTAAAAGTCTAGAAGTTGAATCAGTTCCAGAATCTTTATATATTACTAACGCCTTAAATGCTAACCCACTATATTGTGCAACAGTTACATCGTCAGCGTCTATTACTCCCAAAATATTTGTTACATTCGTTAAGGAAGAAGTTCTTTCTTTTATATAAGAACCAGAAATGTTAGAAACAAACTGATCAGTATTTTGACTAGGAACATAAGAGTCTGTAACTAAAAGAACTTTTAAAGAATCAGAAGAAATATTAAATTCACCATTTAATAAAGATTGTTTTGCTTTTCCATATATAAAATTAGCCACTTTAAATGCCTATATCTTTAGAAACTATTATTCTGTATTTGTATCCTGTTTCAAAATAATCTTTGCTATCTGAGTAGTATGACGGTGTAGCGTCAAGAGATGGGAAATCTACGTAAACTTCTGGTTTCCAAGAATGCATAGAGACATTGGTGGACAAGTTCTCCCATCTTGTTGGCTGAAATTGAATTTTCTTTCTTTGAACTTTAAAATATGAATTATTTAAAAAGTTGCTTGCAGGTCTAGAGCTAAAAGATATAATAACTCTTCCATTATTATACGCATTGTCTAAATAGAATTCTCCATTTTCTGGATCAATACTAGTTATGTAAAATCTTGGATTCTTAGCAAGGATTTGAACAGTCGTAAAAGCGTCTGTTCTAATAGAATGATCTTCTATTAGAAGTTCTTGAATTAAAGGAGCTGTATAAGAATTGAATTCAGATGGAGTTGCTGACTCTGCTTGGCAAAAAACTATTTGTTCTTCGGTGATAGACTCATTAGCAGCATCGAGAAAGTTAATTAATCTAATTCTATATTCTTGACCAGATTGTCTAACTGTATCCCAATATAATTTTAGTGTTCTTGAAATTTGATTATAATCTGCAATTGTATTTATTTGCAAAAATGGATTAGCCAAATTAGAAGGCGTTGCGTCGGTTGTCTGAACTACAAAGTTAGCGTTTGCAAGACTAGAAATTTTTATGGTCTTACCAAATCTAATAACAACCATATTGTTATCGACAATAGCGTATTCAATCAAAGGAAGCGACACATCTATCTCCTGTTTATAATATTCATCTTATATAGTAACGAATTAAGTCCATAATAACAACAGAGGAGTGGCTCGAAAGCCACTCCTCTGTCACTAGGGTGTCGTAACTATAACGGACCCTAAGATTATTACATTTCGTTAGTAACTTGAACCTCGTAGTTGCGAGCGAGTCTAACGTTCTTAGCAACTGTGATACCCTCACCGTCACCAAGCATTACGATGTCATAACGCTCTTTCATCTTCATCTGACGAATGTCACGGCTAGGATCATCAAACTGATCTGTGCTCATGTCATCCTTGACAAGAATGGTTCCAACCTCATTGCGGTCGATCAAGAAAAGATCTGACTTAGCTGCGGTTGCACCACTCTTAGCTGTGAAGCTTACGAAAGGTGAAACAATAACATTCAATCCCATTGGTGCACTTGCATTCAATGCACCATCAACGTTTCCGGGACGGTAGCCCCAGCTGGTGTTGACTGCAGATGCAGCACCGCCCATGTGGAAGATAGCATCCTTAAGGAAGATCGACCACATAAGTGGGTGAAGTATAAAGTCTGTAGGAACATGCTTTTCTGCCATGAGTACAGCAGCCATGTCAACGATGTCATCCCAAGTGACGGTCAAATTGAGAGCGCCATTGATGTCACGACCGGTTGTATCATCGTATGAACCACTGTCATTGTCAAAGGCTATAGTTGCAGCATCTTTGAAACGGCTCAATGCAATCTGTTCCTTGAGACGTGCCATAGCGCGTCCCGCAGCTCTTACATGGAGACCGACAATGTCCCATAATGAGTCGGCAATGACTTCTTCAGTGAATGAAAGCTTGACACCCTTCTTGGATACCTTGCCCTCAATCTGCTTTGCGAAGGCTAATGCCTGCTCTGGATATTCTTGTCCTTCTGGGATCTCAGCAGCTTGAATTGCGTTTACTGCAGGAAACTCCAAAGAGCGTCCTTTTCCTAAACGAACCGTTGAAAGAAGTGGCGTAACCAATAATTGTGGTTCTGCTGCTTCTCTAAGAGTACGTGAAATAACCTTAGGGAAAAGGGCAGCTGCGTCTGACGATGCAAATGCTTCCTTAATTGTTACTCTATTGTTCTCGTCAATGTGTCCGTCTTCGGCCAGCGCGGCTTCCCAAGCTGGGAGACCCGAGAGGAGCTCTTGGATTGTTTTGCTCATCTTAGGATTATTCCTTCTGTTAGTGTTTTTCTTTATTCTATTTTATTAAATTGTTAAATTAACGCGGAATGCGCCAATTACGTTGGTAACATCCAAATTACTGCGGATACCAAGCTTGCCTGAGAAAGAACCTGAACGAGTAAGTTCAAATACTGTCTTCAAAGCACCTGGGTCCGAAGGAAGTTGCATGTAGGAAAGCAAGCCATCATCAAAGTTGGTTGCAAACTTTTCTACCTCTATGACCTTACCAACTTGAAGGTAAGAATAGACATCGCTTCCGCTAAGGAAGTTAGCAGCAGCTGCCTTTACTGGGCGACCCATGTGATCCGAACGAACAACGTCACCAATAGCAACGTCAGCGTTAATTCCACTAACCATTGGATATTCTACATAACCATGAGTAATGAAACCTGCACCCTGTGAGGTGCCCTTGTCAAATGGACGGTAAAGGTCGTACTGTGCAACACCAATTGGAACTGATCTTGCACCAACGGTAACTCCATCGCCTGATGGGGTTGTAGTTGGAGTTGCACCTGCTAATGGGTCCCAACCAGAAATTGTGTCGCCCCATACTTGTGCACTAGCAGTACCATTGGCAGGAACTACCATTGCGTCACCGGTTGTTGAATTTGCAACTACGGAAAGAATGGTTCCCTTTGGAATGACAATCTCGAAACGATCGTCTTCACTGTCTGTGTACCAGGTTGGAAGACCTTGGCTTGGAAGAAGGTAAGCTGCTGGAGCAATACCCTCTGAAACTACGAAACGGCCTGAACCAGTTTTGGTTCCTACCTTACGAAATTTTGCTAAACTCATTTAATTTTCTCCTTGTATTATTATTAAAGTTTACGACGACCCATGAGAGCATCTACAAAAAGTTGCTCTGGAGTTTTTATTTCATCTTCTTGAACAAAATCTTCCTGCTTATCTAGAGTGTAGACATTGTCTTCACCTTCAATGACAGTAAGTTCAGAGTTGATTTCTGGCATTGTTCCCTTGGCTGATTTAGCCATTGGAAGTTTTGCAAGATCTCTTAATGAATCAGCCAATGAATTAGCACTACGTGTTAAGTGCTCTCCAATGAGTTCTTCTCTAAGTTCATGAGACTCAATTCCAGTTGCAATCTTTGTATCAACGACTCTCTCTACGAGAGTTCTATGCATTGCGCTCTTGAGTTTTTTGTTTTCTTCTTCAAGCTCTTGAAGTTTTTTTGTAGCGTCGTCAACATCTTGCTCAGAGACTACTTTTTCGTCAGTGAGATTCGTATTAGACTCTTCGGTTGCTTGAGTTTCTTCTTCTGTTGCAGCATCGGCGGAATCAACCACTTCTTCAGTAGGTACTTCTGCTTCTTCTGTAACTTCAGTAGACTGTTGCTCATCAGAAGCTGCTGATGAGTCTTTTGCAATTTGAGCTTCAAGTTGAGCAATTTTTTCATTTGCCTTCTTGAGAGCATCAACTGCATCATCTTCTAGATCTTTTTTATCTGTAACGTTTTCTTCAGTTACTTCTTCTTCAGTCTTAAGTGACTCTTCTACCTCTTCAGCTCCTTCTTCAGGAGTTTCTGCAGTTTCTGGATCTTGTGACTCTTCAACACTTGTATTAGAAAGTGCTGACAGATCTTGGCTTAGTTCTTCTACTGTAGCCAAAATGTCTTCATCCTTAACGTTTTCATTCATAGTGAGATTCTCCTCATGGACATCTTTATTATCATTCTCATCAGATAGTAATGGATCATTAGTATTAATGTAATTTTCGCTTTCCTGTATAGCCATAGCGGAAAGAAACGCACCTTTTAGATGCAGGTAAACTGGTCTTGATTCTTTGCTTTTCAAATTAGCAAAAAGTGATTGATT